TCCGCCGACACGGAGGTGAAGTCGAGCGTCGTCGAAGAACTCGATACCTGCCACTAGAGCTGCGTCGCCGCCGCCGAAGTGTCGGGCACGATGGCGAGGAGCGCTTCGTCGATCCCGTCGAAATCCGCCGCGATCGTCGGAAGCGTGGCAGGGTCGATACGGCCCTCGAAGACAAGCGTGGAAGCATCTCCGACCAGAGCGGTCGTACCGTCACGCTCGACACACTGCGTGAGCGCGACCGGTGTGTCCGCTTCGCGCCACCGGAAGGTGACCTGCAGAGGGACAATGGGCGAAGCCCCATCGTTGACCTTCAGCGTGGTGGTGGACGACGTCTCGGAGAAGGAGGTCGTCGTCCCATCTCCGGTGTCCATCGCCTGGTCGTACGTCGCGGACTGGATCTTGGCGTCCGCCGCGACGGCGTCACCTGGCACCACCCGCACGACGTAGGCACGCTGGCCTCCGTTGGCGAAGTAGGCCGCCATGCCCAGCGGCAAGACGCTGTCGTTCGACAGGTCCCCGAAGATCCGGGAGAACTGCTCGAAGGACGTGACGAGCGTTGCCTCGTCCGTCGGACCTTTGGTGGTGAAGCCAACGATGCCCAGGTTCGAGGTCGAGACCCCTTGGATCACCTGAACCTGCGAGGGGATCTCCTCGATGAAAACCCCGGGGGATAGCAGCTCGGCCATTATCGATTCCTCCCTCTAGTGCCTTGCGGTTCCACCCTTCAAGACTTCTTCTTGGTTGTACGCTTCTTCCCCTTCTTCGTCGCGCTGCTATCCGTCTGTGCGGACTTCTTCGACGCCGTCTCCTTCGGCTTCGAAGCAGGGGTCTTCACGATCTTGGGCTTGGGCTTGGGAGGTGGGTCCTGCTCGGGCACAGGGTCCGGACGATAAACGAGCCGACCGGCCTTCACCGCACGGAGGAGCTCGCCAGAGCCCTCGAGCTCCTTCGGGATCGGCGTCCACGCCTTCGCTGCGAAGACTGCGGTCGTGCCGTCACGGAGTGTGAACGACCGTAGCCTCCTCGCCTTGTTGTAGTAGCGTCCCATGTCCACCTCGCACTATGTTGTATCGAACGAGCTCCGGATAGAGGTAACTGCATTGTGCCGCACGGGGTCTTCCAAGTCGAGGACTGCTTCGACCCGGATTGAAACCGAGTGAGCTATCACCCGCTCGGTCGGCTCGCCAAATTCGTCCTGTGGTCCGATGCTCTCCAGAAAGACATTGTAGTAGCGCGTGTCCCCCACGCTGTCTACCACCTTGAAGTAACTATAGGAGTGCGGCCGGAAAGTCTTCAAGACGTGATGCAGGATCGCGCCGGCCTGATTGCGCGGTGCGGATCGCAGTCTACCACCGCGATTCCGAGCCGTGACCGTCAAACTATACGAAATGTCGAAGGGATCCGCCACCGCAACATCTTCGTACTCGCTCCAGCCCTCCGAATAGGTCTCGCCGAACACCTCGTAGCGACGGCGCTGAGCCCCGGGTGCCGCGGTCCGGTACTGCTTCGAGCCGGGCGCCCAGCGCTGCAGAGCGGGTTGGATATCGTCGCGCCGAACCATGACAAGCGGCATCCGGTACTCTTCGAGCCGGTCGTCAGGCGCCGCGAAGACGATGGGGATTCCGGGGTAGCCCGGAGGGGGGCACACACCGGGAATGCCGGTGAGGAAATACTTCTGACCCCCGATGTTCGGGTCGTCGTGAAGCTCCGCGCCCAGGGTGAGGTAGACGCCCTGGTCGAATTCGTAGATCCCGACCGTGCCGTTTCGAGCGGTCCCGAGTCGGCGTTCTTCCTTCGTCCCCTGCAGTTCGTTGACCCCAGGCACTCTCTACCTCATTCGCCCTTCGGCTTCGCGCAGTCCTTCACCACGTCCGCCATGTCGCAAAGCGCGGCGCGGGACATCCACACGGCCATCCCATCACGATCGCCCTCTGCGGGGATCGGCGGCATGCAACCGCCCGACTCGAGCATCACCGCAGCCTCTTCGAGAGCATCGAAGGCCTCCGCGTAGCTCACGCTGTGCGCATCCATTGCGGCCTTCATCATGCCCTCGAGGAAGGCATTGAAGTGGCCCCCGACCTCCGAGAGTTCCGCCTCCTCGAGGTCCTCGAGAGGGGTTGCCGGCAGCTCGTCGTCATCGTACGCGAGCAACTCGAGCTCCTCGGCGAGGTCTTCGTCGACCTCATCGATCACGGAGGGCTCTTGCTCCTCGACCTCTCGCTCCTCCTGGAAGTCGCTGATGTCCATGTCCGCGAGCAGTCGATCGCGGATCCCGGCGAGCGCGGCGTTCAGTCTTGCTTGCATGATGATCTCCCTCAGTATCCGAGCATCCGTTGAAACCGACGATAGGAGCGAGCTTGCGAGAGGCTGATCGTCGGCGCCGAGGGCTTCTTCTTCCACCCGCGATAACCGAGATCCTTCATCGTCTCTCGCCACTCCCGCTGCCTCTTGGCGAAGTTGAAGAACCGAGTCCGGAAGGCCCGAAGCACAGGGCGCCAATGAGGCTTCCCGCGCTGTCCCCCGCGACCGAATTCCAGCCGGATGGCCTGGAAGGCCAGATCCGGAACCGCCACTGCATCGGGCATGTCCTTCTTCTTTCTCTTGCCGACTCCCCGAATCCCCTCTCGCTCGATCTCCGCCTTCCATTGACGGGCGTCGCGCCGGCGAGTTCGCTTCACGAACATCACTTCACGACGCGAGACCTTCCGCGAAACGATCGTCGCTTCCGACCTCTTGGGGAAGAACGGAATCTCATCCACGGGCCAGGGGGAGTGTCTCGCCAAGATGGAGATCGCTTCCGGAGTAGGCCTCTGACGCCGACGAGGCCGAACATACAAAACGGTCTCTCTAGCGTCAACACGGCGAATTTTCTTGGCCTTTGGCCTTGAGCGGATCGCCCACGCCGCCTCGTCGTCCGGAAGACCGCGGACCTGAACCACGCGAAGGCTCTTGCGGTACGCACGCCAATCGCGACGATTCGGGATCGCGTCCTTGACCTCTTCGAGGACCTCCTCCGCGGAGCGATGGGGCACCGAGGACAACAAGCTCCTCGTCCGATCGGGCCACTGCTCGATCAGCTCCATGGACTCCCGGTAGCCCTTGTCGGCCTTGAGGCGGATCATGACGCCCCCATGAGGCGCCGATTCGTATCGACGATCGCCTCCGCGAGGGTCTTCTTCCGCTTGCCCAGAATCTGCACAAGCGTCACCAGCGTCGAACCGTCCTTGAAATCGGGCCGAGACACCCCCGCACGGGACAGAGGCCGCATCGTCTCGAAGTACGAAACGTGCTCACGACAGACACCGATGAGGCGCTTGTGACCGCGAACCACCACGCCGTAGTCGGACTTCTGCGCACACACGAAGCACCAGTCCGCGAAGCGTTCCTCGCTGAGGGGGCCTTCGTAGTCGTGGAAGGTGTCTCCGCGCAACGGAGAGCCGCACTCGTGGCCCAGGCAATGCGGCAGGCCCCTGTCCTTACCCTTCCAGTACTTCGCGCACGTCGCGCAGACAGGCGAGAGTCCCTCGGCGAGGGCAGCTCGGATGCGGTCCATTGTCAGGGGCATGCTCCCTCCGTCCCCTGCTGGAAGAGCTTCCGCTCTGGCGTCATCGCAGTGTAGCGCTTCAGTTGGAAGGTGAAGCCGACGAAGGCCGCTCCATCGAAGAGGTGCCCGTCATCCGAGACCTGGATCACATCGAAGAAGTAGCCGCCGAAGTTGGGGTCGCCCTTACCCATGCTGAACTTGTCGAAGAAAGGGATGTCCCAGAATTCAACGATGTCCCCCTCGATCGGAACCGGAACGGAGCGGTCCTCCCACTCCGCGCGAGCAACCCACATATCGCACCGCCACTCGATCGCGGCACCTTCCTCGCGCGTCTCCGCCGTGCTGGTCGGATACGCCACAAAGGCGTCCAGCTCGAACGGCCCGCGATAGGACATCGAGATCGGCTCGCCGTAGACCGGGTCGTAGGTCGAGTTGGACTGGTCCTGCGAGTAGTATTTGATCTTCGTCCCGGAGATCGCGGTCGACTCACGCGCCCAGAGGTCGAACAGTTCGAGCTCGGAATCGCCCAGGAACATGGGCGACGTGCCCACCTCCTCGCCGCCATCCGCACCAAGGGACTTCGAATCCCCGGGACCGCCCTGGGGGGTCAGGTCGCCGTCGAGGTCGGGCACGTTATGGTAGCGCTTCGCCACCGATCACCCCGTGATAAAGGGAAGAGGGAAGTTCGACCGCATGATGTCCTCGTCGAGCTTCTCAAGCTCCTCACGGCCCTCTTGTCGGAGTTCGGCGCCGTCTAGCTGGCGTTCGCCCTGCGCACCGGGGAAGCTGGGGTACTTTCGACGAATGCCGCCGAGGAGGACCTTCGCTTCCGCCAAGCACTTCCGCTTGATCAACTGGAAGTCGAAGTAGTCGAGCTGCTCGAAGGTCAACGAGGTGCTGCGGTAGAGCAGCTCCATGTCGTAGCTGGTCGTCGGTTGCGGGAGGATGAGGACCTTCCGCGTGACCGGGTCCCACTGCCAATTGAAGTCGGCGGAGATCACACGCATCGCGGTCTCGCTGTACTGGACCGCTTGCGCGTAGCTCGAGTAGAGCCCCGCACTCTCCGGCGCGGCGAAGACGTCGTAGGGGACCGCTTCGTCCTCCAACAACCAAGGCGCGAACACCAGCGAGATGTCCGTCGGGTTGCCGGGCATCGCAACATCGATCACCGCGTCGCAATCCTCGGGCACATCGTACTCGACTTGGCCCGAGGTCAGACTGATCCTCGCCTTGCGCATCGCGCCCTTGTGCGCGATGAACCACTCCTTCGCATCCTCGATGATATCGGCCAGGTTCGCCGGATGGAGTTCGACGCGAACGCGCGGCTCACCAAGCTGCCGAAGGACCCAGCGCTTGAGCTGGTCCTCGGTCATGAGGTTGCGATTCGGCCGTGGCATCGTCAGGAGGGTCACGAGATCAACCCTCCAGGAGTTCGTCACACTCGCGCAGCACGGTCTTGCGGCCCTTGTGCGCGGCCTCGTAGGCCCTCACAACCTCCACGTCTTCGGCGTAGAGGTCCTGCAGGGCCTCTACGACTTCGGACACGTTGAGGGAGTCGTAGTCCTCGATCGGGAACGCCTCGTCCTCCCACCCCGCGTCGACCTCCTCCGGGTCCACAGGCACAGGCTCCGGAGGGTCGTACGGCTCGAACAGAGCCGGCGCCAGCGCGGCGACCTCTTCTCCGACGACCTTGCCGGGTTGGATCCGTCCCTTGTGGAAGAACAGGATCCCGTCATCCTTCTTGCGGTACAGCATGCTCCACCTCCTCGTCGCTCTCGAGGGCGCCCATTCCAAGGTAATCGCCCATCTGGGGGTCTGCTGCCGGCGCTTCGGTGGCCGGCCCTGATATCTCGCGGAGGATCACCGCCTCCGCAGCGTTTCCCGGCTGTGCCAAGAGCCGCTGCGAAGGAGCAGGGTGCGGTGATCCGTTCGTCCGAGGAGCTCGAGCAGGGCGAGCTCGCCGGGGCTCTGGCGCCGAACGCGGGGGAGGCACTCGGGCTATCCCCAAATCTTTCCGAAGCTCCACCAGGGACACGCGGAGGTCCGCCAGCTCGCTAGCGATGCCATCCAGTCGCCCGATGGTCGCGTCGACCACCTCGAGCATCAAATCGGGTGCGAAGGAGGTCTCTTCCTCCTCCTCAATGGCGTCCGGTTCGAACTCCTGCGGAGGGGGCTTCGGCGCGCTCAACACGCCGAGATCCTTCAACTGCGCGAATACGTCTTGGTTGCTCATCTCCGTCTCCTTCCTTACGGATCGTCCGATCCGCGGGGTTGCGACCACTGTATCGGTCGCACCCATCCCCGTCCAGCACAGGAGACCCCCCGTCAGTATAGACGCCGACGAATGCAAAAGAAAAGGCCGACCTTCTGTCACGCGCACTCTTTACACACGCTCTAGTGTAGGCTACATTGAAATCTCTGCGGTCCACCTCCTTGCCGCACCAAGGGCGTCAGATGCAGGTCCTGCTTTCCAGTTACTACCTCCTCTCGTCGGTTCCACCGGGGGAGGCGCCTGTGTAAGCACACCAAGCGCTCAACGAAAAGCCCCTCCCGGTCACACCGACCACGAGGGGCTTTTCTTTTTCGGGAGAGCGGCGACGATGGTTGCGGATGGAACGAAACGACAAGCGACATGCACCACATCAACGGAAGAGACGTTCCGAACGCAGACCACCACGACAACCTGACCCTCTTGTGTCCGAACTGCCACCGCCTAGCGCATCGCGGCCTCATACCGAAGGAGGAACTGAAGACACTCACCGAAATCCTGCCGGACCACTGGCAGGATGCCTACTATGGATAGGGGACACACCCGGGCATAGGCGAGCCCAAGGCGCTGTAAACGCCCCGCTTCGGCTGTGATGGTTCGACTCCATCTGTCCCCATTGGGAGCGTCCCACAGGGCAAACGTTGCAGGTTCGACTCCTGCCTCTCCCATTCGGAAGGTACCGCTGCATGGGCGGCAACTGGCCTTGAAAGCCAGGGCGGGGTAACTCCCGGGGGTTCGATTCCTCTACCTTCCTTCCCCATACAGCAAGGCGTACTGTATGGGCCGGCCCAGGTAGCCCAATGGCAAGAGGCGCCACGTTGAGGGCGTGGAGGTTGGCGGTTCGAATCCGCCCCTGGGTATTGCGGAGAGGTGGCCGAGCGGCAAGGCTCCCGGCTGCTATCCGGAGGACGGGTGAAAACCCGCGGAGGTTCGATCCCTCCCCTCTCCGCTAGCCGAACTAGCCCAATGGCAGAGGCGCTCGGTTTAGGACCGAGAGGTTCCGGGTTCGACCCCCGGGTTCGGCATGAGGCCGCGTAGCCCAATGGCAAGAGGCGTCCCGTTCAGGGCGGGGAGGTTGTCGGTTCGACTCCGACCGCGGCTACTGAAAAGTATATTGCACGTCGTGCAATATCATGCCGGAGTGGTCCAACCAGGCAGAGGCGCTCGTTTCAAACGCGAGAGGTTGCGGGTTCGAATCCCGCCTCCGGTATCCTGACCACACTGAGCCAGACGCACAAAGCCCCCGGGCTGCTGTAGCAGCGCGAGGGCTTCCAGGCCGTCCTACCGCCTCACGGCGGCGCCGGGCTTACAGGTTCTGGACGCGGAGCTGACCGTAGTACTCGCTCCTGAGCAGCTTCTTCGCGTAGCGGGTCCGCAGGCCCTTCCGGAAACTCATGTCGTTCGGGTCGAGGAACGTGGGAGTCACCTGCAGCGGAACGTAGGGAGCCCAGACGTAGCCGCTGTCGAGGTAGCTCGAGCCCTTGAGCCCGACGAGCGCCATGTCGCTCTGGAAGAAGGGATCGATGTAGACGATCCACTTGTGCATCAGCGTGCCCTGCTTGTACACGCCGAACTGCCCGTGGTTGACGATCCAGTTGGCGGGCGCGCGGAGCGTGGCCTTGTGGATGGCGTTGGACACCCGGGAGAAGCTCGTGACGATGCTCCGGAGGTGGTCGACCTCGGAGATGCCAGCGGGCGGGACACGGTCGAAGGTGTCCGTGGTGCCGGTGGAGGCGAGGAAGAGGTCCGTGATGATCTCACGGTCGATCTCGAGCGCCATCTCCTGGGCGGCGGCGCTGACGAGCTCGGTCTCGGCCTCGATGCCCTGGAGGGCGCGGAGGTCCTCGGCGGCCTCGGAGCTCCAGAGGGCCTTCAGGCGACGGCTCTCGACCTGGATGACTGCCTTCTTGACGTCGAGCTTCATCCTCGGGAGGAGGGTGTTGAGCTCACCGTCATAGCGGTAGTACATCTTGACCTGGTTGCCGTTCACCGGGATGGTGCCGAAGCGGACACCGGCGAGCGCTCCGTTCGAGTAGTTCAGGGTACCCGCAGAGAGGTCGGTGCTCGTGTCGGCGGCACCCGTCGCGAGGAATTTACCTTCCTGCACGGTGCTGCCATCACTGGCGTCGATCTCCCGGATGATGACCTGAATGCCGCGATCGGTGCTCGGCTTGTGGACCGGCGTGAACGCCAGGTTCGCGGACAGCGCGGTGGCTGCCGGACCATAGTTCGTGCCGTCGCCGGTGACGAGAACCTCACCATCGACGTACTCGCTGGTGTAGTTCTGGTTGAAGTCCCGCGGGAAGACTTCGCCGGCAGTGACCGCGCCCTTGGAGGTCCCGTAGATGTAGTCCAGGTAGAAGACCGCACCCTGGGGTGCCGTCATCGGCTGGACCGAGACGATCTCGTTCGCGATCAGGTTGGGGAACACCCGGGTGAGAACCGGGAAGATGAACTTGGTGAAGTAGCCCACGTTCAGAGCGCGGGTCTCCTCGTTCATCCGACGCAGGTCGCGCGCCTGGTTCTCGAACAGCATGGCGAGGCAGCCACGCTTGTAGCGGTCGAAGGGGGTGTCATCCCCCATCCCCTCCATCAGGTCGTTCCACTTCTCGATCAGAACCCCGACCAGCCTCTGATCGGCGATCGTCCCGCTGCTGTCTTCGATGATCATTCGACGAGCTTCCACCTCGCCCTCCTCTTTGGCAAGAGAATATCAGAACTGGCTCAGGCCCCCGGGGGCAACAGTGGCCTGATCTCTTCTAGTGTGACCGGTAGTCCGTTGTAGCCCCCGGCGTCCTCTGTGACGGGCTGGCCTGAGCGCTGTCGCTCCTTGGGCCAGGGCTCCTCTTCGTCGAGGGGAGTGCCGCGATAGCCGCCCCCGAATTGCTTACGTAGTCGGGCCGACACCTCGGCCATCTGCTCACGCGACTTGCGAACGGGACGGTGGTCCTCAATCAGCTCGTCCACGTCTTCTTTGTTCTCGAGACGTGCTGTCTCGAGAACGCGTCGAATCTTGTGCGCCTCGGGATTCTTCTGGAGCCGTTGCTCCCCGTAGAGCTTGAGGCCTGCGGCCCGCAACCCTCCGAGAGCCTTCTCCAGAGCCTCCTCGAGTTTCTCCGAGCGCTCGACGAGGGCCGCGCGTTCACGCTGGGCCTCTTCGTGCTGCTCTCGACGGTGCGCCTCCGCCGCAAGCTCCTGCTCGTGGATATCTTCGATCTCATCCACGACGGCGTCGACGCGCTCCTTGAACTCGTCCGCCGAAGTGTACTCGGAGATATCACCCACCAAGCGTCGAACACGGTCCGCCTCGGGGTGACCCGAGATAGCGCGTTCGAGGTAGCAGAGGTAGCCCGCCGTCCGGGCAGTCTCCTCGAGCTTCGAGCACGCTTGCTCGAGTTCCTCGATGCGCTCGTCGCGCTCGGAGAGCTGGCTTCGAAGGTCCGCGATCTTGGCCTCCTGCGCCTGGGCGATCTCGTCGCCACTGGCGGGGGCGCCGTACGGCAGCATCAGCTCCCAAATCTTGTCGAGAGCCGAGGCCTTCGCCGCCAGCGCCGAGTCGTTCGCCACCTCCTCACGGACCTGGGCCTCGACGGAGGCTCGGAGCTCGCCCATGCGATCGAGGACCTCCGTGGCGAGCCGCTCGCGAAGGGTCTCCTCCGCTTCGGCCTTGCCTTCCGCCCGAGCCTGGTCGAGAAGAGCCTCCAGGTCGGAAGCATCCTCGTCGACCTCTGGAATCTCGTCGCGGTCCTCGTGCATGTGGAGCTCCACTCCCTCGAACAGGAAGCGACCGGAGTCGGCGTCGACATCCTCGCTCACGATCTCGGGATAGGCGTTCTGGTCGGCGGGATCGGCTACAAAGTCGAAGGTCACGAGCTTGTAGTCCTCCTGCACCACATCGTAGCCGCGATTGTCTGGCTTCGTCGAGCCATATCCGCGTGAACTGACTCCAACGCGGCACCCGCTTCGCAGGAGCGCTTCGAGGTCACGGCCCCGAGAGGTCGGCAGAATCTCGGCCTCGCCGTACACCTTGCCGTCGGGGGAGACCTGAAGACCGGTGACGATGTGGCTGACGCGAGACAGCTTCGTCTTCCCATCCGTGGGATGATCGAGCTCGCCGAAGACCTTGCGGTGACCGAAGCTGGGCTCCAGGCGTCCGATCTCGCGCTCCCACAGGCCCTTGGGGTAGAGGCGCTTGTTCTCGGTCGCTTCGTCGTAGCGTCCGAATTCGCCTCGAACGCGGAGACGCCCGGTCTTGCCTTCGATCAACTCGAGGGCGGGTGAGTCGTCGAGAAACTCGCGCAACACGGGCAAGCTGTCGACCGCCACCGCGTCTTCTGTCAGCACGTTGTCTTCCATCTCAATACCGCCGCCACCGAAAGTTGCCCTTGAAGGGCGTGAAGTTCAAGACCGATTTCGACTTCTTCTTGACCTTCCTCTTCTTCCTGTTCTTCGTCTTCTCGAATCCGACCAGCTCAAGCCGCCCGCTCGAATACGCCGTGCGGCGCTTGCGCCAGCCCGGACTCAGTTTCCCTCTTCGTACTCCTCGTCCTCGTCGTTGTCACCTTCGACGATGCCCTCGTAGAGTTCGGCGCCGTTGAGAACGAACCGGGTCTGCTCTTCGAAGGCCTCCAGGACGTCGGCATCCTCTGCACCGAATTCCTCGTTCTCGAGGGCCTCGGCAAAGGCGTCCGCTGCCTCGGCGAGCTCTTCGTAGGACTCCGCCATCTCGTCGAGACCTTCGTAGTCCTCGGTCTCGTGAAAGTACGCGAAGGCCTGCGACAGCATCTCGGCGATCTCGGAGATGTGCTTGAAGCCGGCGATGGCCTCCTGCGCCTTCGACTCGTCGACTTCACCCACGAGCCCCTCGATCTCCTCGAGAGTGTCCATGATGTCGTCGTCGTAGTCCTCGCTGGCCGCAGACGCGCCGCCCATGACGTTCGTCATGCGCTTGCCCTGCTTGGCCATCTGAGCCATGCGCTTCTTACCGAGCCGCTTCTTCAGCTTCGTGTACTTCTTGCTGAAGCGTCGACCGGACGCACTCTTGCGGAATTTCTTCGCCGCGCGCTTGAGCGCTGCCTTCTTGCCACGACGCTGCTTCTTCCGGATGCGGGACGCCGCACGAGCGAGCGCTCCGCGCGCCTTCTTCTTGAACTGGACCTCGGTGAGCGCGTCGAAGTCGGCCCCCGCCGCGTCGATGTCGTTCTCTTCGAAGAAGGTCTCGACGACCTCGTCGAGGTCCTCTTCGTCGAGGTCCTCGGGGTCGATGCCGGCCTCTTCGAAGACCGCTTCGAGCGCCTCGAAGAACGCGTCGACGTCGAAGGTCCCTTCCTCGTCGTCTTCACCGAGCGAATCGAAGTCTTCGGCCTCGTCGTAGTCCGCGAGGTCCGCGACGTCTTCTTCCCGCGAACGCTCTTCCTGCAGCTCCCCGCCGGGAACCTGGAGCCCGAGAGCCTCGAAGTCCTCTGCGAGCGAGGGCACAACGATGTGCTTCATTTGTTCCTCTCCTCCTAGTCCGCGGCCTTCCACTGCTGCGCGACCGCTTCGATGAACCTGACTGCTCTTTCGATCTCCGGATAGAGCTCCAACACCGTCCCGTAGAGCCTAGCGAGCGGTACGATTTCGCTCAACTGCCAAGCTGCACCCTCGAGCACGGAGCGGACACTACCCACATCGTACTCCAGATCCTCACAGAAAGCCTCGAACGAAGGCTCGAAACTACCCGAAGAGTCGGCGCTTTCACGCAGACGACCTCTTGAGCTTTCCACCGAAGCCCCCAACGCGTCAAGAGCTTCCACGAGTTTATTGATTCGCGCAACCACACCATCGCGGCGAGCTTCCACCTCGCTTTCGGACATCGGCAGAGCGTCCGCGACCGTGAAGTCCAGCGCTTCCGGGGGATTGCACTCCCCGTCGATTGCGACGCCTTCAAGGAAGGCATCTACAGCGCTGCCCTTCTCCGCCATCAGCTCCTTCCAGGGGCGGGGCGCGTTGATGTGCTCCGCGATGATCCTCTGGACGAGTTCGCTTTCTTCATCCCGCTTCGCAGGGACCATGGGGGCGATGCTGCGGAGAAGGTCGAAAGCCTGGTCCGTACTGCCCGCCATGAGAAGCGCAGCCACTTCACGGGCGTTGCTCTCAACGTGGTCTTTCGCGTCGGCTGGCAGACACGTCCTCCGCCCTTCGACGGCGAAGAGGCCCTTGCCGTGATCCGCGAGGCGAACGTGCCAGAGCTCACCGCTCTCGTACGAGACCAAGGCGCTCTTCGCGAAGGAGGCCTCCAGGCAGTAACCACTGCCGAGGAAGTCCGCCTCATCGAGTGCCTTCCGCACTCGCTCGATGCGCTCCTCGTAGCTTCCTGCACGAAGCGTAGCGAGCACCTCTTCGTCGATGTGGTTACGTTCGGTCATTTCCGGACGGCGTAGTGTAGCGACTGCATCAAACCGCGGAGCTCATGTACTTTGCGCCCTATAGCGTAGTTGCTGCGGAGGACGCGGTCAATTTCACCCCGCATCTGCTTCCGATCTTCTCGACCGGACTTCTCAAGCTCCTGCAAAGAGATAGCACCCGCACCCTCACCGATCAAGTTGGCCACCGGGCTACGACCGGTAAGCAAGGGGCGTTGGGGAGGCGGATTCGACATGGTCATGCCGCCCATGCCACCGCCCATCTGCTTCTGCATGGCGGCCTCTGCCTTGCCCTGAACCTCCATCTGGTGGATGAGTTCTTCGTCCCGCTGCGTAAGGACGGTGTGGATCTCCTCATCCGTGAGATGGTAGACGTTCGACAGCATCCACTCCCGCGAGACATGCTCGCTGACGCGAGAAGCGAAGTCCGCCCGCGCGTTCCGCACTTCGAGCTGCGCAAGCTCGAAAATCGAGTTCGGAACGGTAAAGCGAACATCGAATTCGACCTTGTCGGGCGGGATGCCGATCGCAGCCAGGTGGACACGGCAAATCTTCTCGATGCCGAGCCGCATGTCCTGCTGCACGCGCAGGATCGTGCGCGCGAAGCGGACATCCTCGCTCGACAGAATCGCTCTGTTGACCCCCTCTTCCTGGCTCAGATACGCCTTCGGAACGTGAAGCGCGGCGAAGAGCTTATTGAGGAAGTACTCGATGTCCTCCATGTGCTGCCAAGACGGACCGCCGAGCACCTCCACGCGGGTCGACTCGGAGCCGTTGACGACGGGGATGAAGATGTCCTCGTCCTGGGCGAGCATGTCGAGCTTGAGGTCGAGCTTGTTCGTGCGCGGGTTGATGTAGCGTTTCTTCTTGTACTGCTGCCGCACGGTGTGAAGCAACCGAAGCGCCTCGTTCATGGGGCGATTGCCAGTGTCCACGTAGAAAGCGAAGCGCTCAGGCGCGCGCTGCAGCCGGTAGATCAACGCCGCATCCTCGAGGAGCACAAGGCGCTTCCAGACCCATCGCGCCGGCTCGAGAACCGAATTGTGGACCACCATGCCCTCGGCCACGAAATTGTGACCCCTCGCCGCGATCTCGATGTCGTAGACAGGACCCTCGCCATCGGCCTCGATCGCCTCGACTTTCTCGAACAAGAAGTCGCCATCCGACAAGGGGGCCTTCCTGTAGTAGAGCAAGTAGCCCTTCCCCGAAAAAACCTCCCGACCCTTGATAATGCTCGTCCGCTCTGCCCGCTCCCTGATATTACCGCTCACCCAACCGAGACCGTCAATCAGATTCTTCAGGTCTCGCAGGAGCCGCTCATTACACAGCTCGATATGATAGTAGGGCTCTGGCCCCTGAGTCGTCTCCCACCCGTCTGCATCTTGGAAACCCTGCACGAAGGCCTCACGCAGCTCACGGGAGCAAGTGTAAACCCAGGAGGGGACCCGCTTCCTATGAGCACCATCAGTCCACCCCAAACGGCGCAACAAGCTCACAAGGACCGTACTCGATACGTAAGACTGCCTCTCGACACCTTCCTCATCTCGAATCCGGGCCACATCCAAGCCCAAGGCCCGCAGCAGTCCTTCGTAGTAGAGGTTCTGGTCTTCGTTCACCCCACGAGCGAAATAGACCTGGCCATCTGTCACCCAGCCGTCCCCC